CTTTCCCTAGCTAACTTGTATGCTGCGGCAGTTTTACCAAACTCTTTAACTTTACCTGGTTTATCATCAGCTTTTTGATAAAGATTCTTAACTATGTTGCCTTTAGAATCTCTAACTGGTTTTTTTCCGTTTGACATAATTATTTTCCTTTCGGTTTTTTACCACGTTTCTTCATATTTATAGCAATTGCTGCTTGACGTTTCAACTTTTTCTTTTTACCACCAGTTAATTGCTTTGGTATTTGTGCTCGTGAAATAGGCATATAGTTGTATAGAATATATTTTATTTTATCTTTTACAATTTTTTTCTAAAAATAAGGTTACCTAGGTTACTTTTGTAATAAGTTATTGATTCTACTATATTTTATAGGTAACTTATAGGTAACTTATAGGTTACTTGGTAACTTTTACTATACATGTCTTGCAAAAAAAATAGTGATAAATAATAATAATAATGTATATATAAAACAACTATATATGATTTTGATATGGGCAACGTAAGAAAGTTAACAACAAAACAACATAAGTTTGCAGTGTTACTAGTTACTAAAGGTGATAGGATGTCTGCAAAAGAGTGCGCAATTGACGCTGGTTTTTCTGAGAAGTCAGCACAGCAAGCCGCTGCTAATCTGACAAATCCGAAAATGTTTCCGTTAGTTGTTAGTGAAATAGAAAGATTACGGAGAGAATGGGAACAAAAATACAAAGTAACATATGGCAGACATATTCGTAGGTTAGATGATTTATCTCGTGGTGCAGAAGAGGCAGGTAATTGGGCAGCAGCTGTAGCAGCTGAAAAGTCAAGAGGCCAGGCAGCAGGGTTATATATAGATAGAAAAGAGATACTTACAGGTTCAATAGATCAGCTATCTAAGGCTGAAGTTGAGGAAAAACTCAAAGAAATAGAAAAACAATTTAGCATAAATACAGACGTTATTGAAATTACTCCAGAAGATTAGCCTTGCAATTTATAACTTTATGGGATAACTTATAAAGAATAAGGAGAATCTAGAATGAAGAGATCTTATAAAAAAACATTTGTAAGGATTGATCTTGATAAAACAGAGTTTGACATTATGTGCAACGTGCTAGACATGTCTTTGTTTGGTAGAAACAATCTCAAAAATCCTTTGGTAAAAATCTTTTTAGCGAAAATCAAATACACATTAGAACAAGAAGCAAAGAAAGGAGGAAAGAGAAAATTAAAAGATGTCTAAAATAATAGTAGCATTAGAACAGTTAGATGAAGGTGCAATTAATCCTGGAACTGGTATGTATGAACAACCTATTTGGAAAATAACATTGAAAGGTCAAGAAGAAAGACTGTTAGGTAAACACAAAATGGAAGAGTACATATCTAAATCTTTTGGCAAAGCAATACACAGATTTAAAAGATGGAAAGTCTTGACTAAGACAAGTGAAACACATGTGTATGTAATTATTTTTTCAGATCGCACACATGAAATGTTAACACCAAATCAGTTAATGGATAGCATATATCAAGGTCATAGTGTACGAAATGACAATAGGCTTGATTACATAGATAAAGATTTGGCAGCAAAAGATGGTAAGAGTCCAATATTTATACCAGAAGAAAATGACAAAGAAGTATAAACATTTAGATTTGTTTTCAGGTATAGGTGGATTTAGTTTAGGTTTAGAAGCTACAGGTGTTTTTGAGACTGTAGCGTTTTGTGACTACGATCAATATTGTCAAAAAGTTTTACGTAAGCATTGGCCGTGGGTCACAATTTATGACGATGTAAAGGAGTTAAATAGTGAAAGATTATCAGCAAATGGACATACTGAAGTCGACATCATCACAGGAGGATATCCGTGTCAACCGTTCAGCATCGCTGGACGCCAAAAAGGCGAGCAAGATCCGAGACACGTCTGGCCAGAAATGTTTAGACTTGTCAAAGAACTCAGGCCGACTTGGGTTATTGGAGAAAATGTTAGTGGACACATTAAACTCGGTTTGGACACCGTACTCGAGAACTTGGAGAGTGAAGGTTACGCCACAAGGGCGTTTAGTATTTCAGCTTCGAGCATCGGCTCCAATCACCAAAGGGAAAGGGTATGGATTATTGCCAACACCAATGAGCTCGGATGGGACAACTGGATCTATAATAGGGAAGAACGACAAGTTTCGAATGACAAAGAACGGAACATTGAGGAAAGTGAATCAGAACGGGATAGACGGATCGATAGGATTAGGCAGACTAGTGAAGCTGTGGAGGACACCAGACGCACACAGTGGCCGTGGTCCTTCTTCCAAAACCAGGATGAAGATGAAACTAGAGAAGGGTATGCCGATCAGTTTGAACGATCAGGTGGCGCACCCGAACCTGATGTGGCCGACACAGAAGTTCCCGACACCGACAGCGAGGGATTGGCGAGACGCTGGTCCGAATGTGAATTACGAGAAGGTCAAGAAGAAGGGGAGATTGGCTGGTCACAGTGGTGGCAGTCTGAACCCAACGTGGGTAGAGTGGCTAATGGGGTACCCAAAAGGGTGGACAGACTTAAATCATTAGGTAACAGTTTAGTCCCAATGATACCTTACTATATTGGGATGAGCATTAAGAAAGGAGATATGTTATGGACAGAATAAAATTGAGTATTGATCGTCAACAAAGAGCATTGAAAGCTATGCATGCAGCTAAGTCAACTGTGTTTAAGCATTTTTGGTTTAATGTTTTTGGCAAGATACTCTCAAAAAGCATCATTGCAAATGAAGATGGTGTGCCATATGACAGCAAAACCAGAAACTAAATTTTGGAAAAAACTTAAGGAGATCACTCCTGAAGTACATTGGACTAGAATAGAATCTTTCAGTTCGCCTGGTGTTCCTGATTTACATGGAGTTTTTCGTGGTAAAGACGGATATCCAATAAGCTTTTTTGTAGAATTAAAATGTACTAAGCTGAAAAAAATAGCATTGACTCCACGTCAAATATCGTGGAATTACAGCTACAATGAAGCAGGTGGACTGAATTTTATCATGGCTGCGACCCTCCCTAATAGAGCCTTGTATATTTATTCAGGTGGCATGGCCCGTGAACTGTCCATTACGGGTCTTGACACAGAGCCCCTGGCCATACTGGAGTATCCATGGAACCCGGGCCGCATGCTGCAGGTGATAGAATCGTTTTTCCATTACCGTGAATCTTGCGACATCGCCACCGAACCATAGGCTCATGGAGCTCAGGCCCAGGTAGACTCGATGCTTGACAAAAGGAGAAGAATCCTATAAAGTTGGGACTATGATAAGTCTACTTCTCCATTGGCTACTGGGCACAGCTGCCGTGTCCATCGCCATACTCATAAGGTTTCCCCAGACCAGGCGTCCCGTTGCATGGATCGCCATCCTGCTGATTCTCCATTACGCTTGATTTTGCGAAGTTTCGGATGAAAGGGATAAAGTGGTGCACTGTCCCCAGCCCGGGTAGTTGTTCTCCATTAGCGAGGCTTTTGCGAAGAAGTAAGGTGTGTAAGGAAAAATTTGTGCACTGTCCCCCAGGCAGCTGCCGTTGTTCGTAGTTTGTTCTCCTTTCTCCATTCTCCATCACCACCGACTCACGACTGGCACAGGTAGTATACTAGAGGAGCTGGAGCGGCCCAGGTAACTGGGTGCTTGACAACAGTGATAAAGTCCCATATATTTAGGAAAAAGGAGAAAGAAGATGAATAAAAGCTGTAAGCAAAGAATAAAAGAAGAATGGAAAGAGCGTCAGCAGGATCTGCAAGATCCGCATTACGAGGCACTTGCGTTTGATTACGTAGAACCTCATACCTTTGACAAGCAGCCAGAAGGCTACTGGCGATGGCAGTTTAGTTGGGGCGGACCAGGTGACGAGCTCAGAGGTTATGTAAACGAACACAAAGAGCTGCATCGGCTAGAATACTGGTTCCTTGATTGGTTTGATGGAGCGTCACTGCTGGTGACTCCTGGGTCGATGCCGTGGACACAGATGCAGGAGTTGATTCCCCATTAAGCAAGTTTTCACGCTCATAGTTACTATAGTTGGCCTCGTGCTGCTGTCCCAGGCGGCACGGGTTGTGGGTGCAGTGTCCACGCTCATTCTGCATTAGCGAAGTCTCACGATCTTATCTAAGTACATACCATATATAGTGCACTGTCCAGCAGCTGCATGCCAAATCTCGTGGTGGCAGAAAGGTTATGCATCGTACTGCAACTACGATCATGCGAGTTCGAATCTCGCCCACGAGTCCACATTCTCCATCGGCTGATGCCCACGAATCTTCCCTCTTACCATATAGGGTATTGCGAACTGAGCAGGTGACGGGTGTGAAGAATTTCTGTTCCTCTTATAAAGTGTTTGACTGTAATCCCATAATGTTGTTAAATAGAAAGTAGAAAGGAGAATGACATGTCAAACGATCTAACTTTAACTGACATCAAGACTGTCGTAGATGAAGCGATGAAGTCCGAAGTTGAAAAACTCAAGCGTGAAATCCTTGAGTCAACTTCTAATGACAAATGGACTAAAACAATCAACTACAAAGCAGTTTGTCAGCACATGGATTATGCTATCTTTGAGTTTGTCCAAACTAGTAATGATCCTCAAGTCAGAGCGTTCGGTCAAAAGTTAATGTCAGAACTTGCACAAAAGTTCGGCATAACCGAGCGTATCTAATCTCTAATCTGATCCTCCCTATTTGTGCATAGGGAGGATTTTTACTTTCTTTCCATACTTATCCACAACTAATTTACCACCTGTAGCGACCCTGGATTTTACTGGTATTACCTGGTAGAAGATTTCCTATTTGCCAAAAACCACCATATATAGTATGCTGCCATAGGGGCTACCCCCTAAATGCAGCGGCAGGTACTTGCCTGCCGAAGGCTAGGCAAGTTTGACTCTGTCAGTCAGGGTCTGAAAAAATATGGAATCAATAGAGACATTAACTCAAGAAGAAGCTAGACTTCTAGCTCAAAAATTAAAAATAAAAAAATTAGAATATTCTGTTCAAGAACAGTCACAAAAAAATTTTTTACCATTCGTAAGATCTGTTTGGCCAGAGTTCAAAGAAGGTTCACATCACAAAATAATTTCTAAAAAATTTGAAGATATTGCATCTGGTAAATTAAAACGATTAATCATTAACATGCCTCCTAGACACACTAAGTCAGAGTTTGCGTCCTTCTTATTTCCTGCGTGGTTCGTGGGCCAAAACCCAAAAGCAAAGATAATGCAAACCACTCACACAGGAGAACTTGCTATTCGCTTTGGACGTAAAGTCAGGAACCTTATGGAAACGCAAGAGTATAAAAAAATTTTTAAAACTGAATTACAACCCGATAGCATGGCTGCTGGTCGTTGGGAAACATCTCAAGGT